TATGAGAATAAGAACTCTCACGAACTTCATGCCATCACAGTTGAGCCTACACCAGAACTTATTGAATGGGCAGACTATGCTTTTGACTGGATGAGAAAAGTTCGATCACAGTGGGAGAATGAGGAAATTCCTCAAAAGACCTACAGGTCTAATTCAAAGGTATGCAAGGGATGCCCTGTATCAGCAGCGTGTGCTCTTGCTCCAAAGGGCAAAGATAAGATCGAACCCTTGGAGTATCTTGCATGAAGACTTGCAACTGGTGTGGCAATAACTTTACACCAAATGTTAATTATCAAATTTATTGCTCACCAGAATGCAGGGAACTTTCCACTAAAGAAAAGGTAAATGAAAGACAAAGAAGTAAAAAGAGGCAGTCTTTTATGGGAAAGAAACGATACTGTTCTGCTGGATGTGGAACAATTCTATCTATCTATAACTCAAAAAAACGCTGTAGCCAATGTAACGTTGATATAAATAAAATTGACAAAGCGTTGAAACAACTTAAGGGAATAATAGATTATGAAAGAATTGACGACTAGACCCAATAACTTTATGAGTATTGATGCCAGCACCAACAGTCTAGCGTTTGCATACTTCTATGAAGAGAAGTTAAAAAGTTATGGAAAAATTAAGTATTTTGGAAGCGATATCTATGAAAAGATTATTGATACTGCATACAAAACAAAAGCATTCTTTGAAAACTTTGAAGATGTAGAATATATGGTGATAGAGCAAGTGATCTATATGAATTCACCAAAGACTGCTGCAAATCTTGCAATGAGTCATGGCGCACTTGTTGCTGCTGCTGGAATAGCAGGTATAAGTCATGTTGCAAGCGTTAGCCCAATGCAATGGCAGAATTGGTCAGGGAATAAAAGATTGACCGCAGAAGAAAAAGAAAAGATTCGTAATACAAATCCAGACAAGTCTGCTTCTTGGTATAAGACTCAAGAAAGATTGTTTCGTAAACAAAAGACAATAAGATTTGTTAATGAAAAGTTTAATGTAAAGATTGACGATGATGATGTAGCAGATGCAGTATGCATTGGAGCATGGAGTATTGACAATTGGGGAAAGGTGTTCTAGAATATGGCTAAGAACGTTGGCCTGCATCATTCAGAGGCATACCTAAAAAAAAGATTACACTTAGATAAAAAGACACCAGAGGAGATTGCAAAAGAATGCAACGTGAGTCTACAAATAATATACCGACAAATGAAAAAATTTGGTCTAAAGAAATGAAAGACATGGTAAATCATCCACCGCATTATACAAGTGATAAGTCTGGCGTAGAGTGTATAGAAATCACTCGTCATAGAAATTTTAATGTTGGAAACGCCATTAAATATCTTTGGAGAGCAGGAATAAAAGATGACGCCAAACAAATTGAAGATCTAAAAAAGGCTATTTTTTACATCAATGATGAAATAAATAGATTAGAATCTCTATAAATTGTGTGATTCATTTCACGTTACCCCTATAAATTATTGGCAATAGAGCATAATTTGTGCTATGCTAGATAACTGTTGCCGCCGCAAGGAGGAATCAAATGACGAAAACAAAACTGGTAGGAGGAATTATGGTTAGCATAATGGCAGTAACTTTGGTTACGGCTTCTGCTAATGCTGCTTCAACCGAACAGGTGTATGCTAAGTCAAATGCACCTATTGCGACGGAGGCTTTTATGAATAAGCCTGTCGTGAAGATGGCTGTTCAAAAGCCAAAGAATACCTGTAAAAACTGGCTTGCTAGGGAACTAAAAAAGGCAGGATTTAAAGGAAGAGGATTGAAGATCGCTTGGTCTATTGCTATGAGAGAAAGTGGAGGAAGAGCAGATGCTATCTCTTCTACTGGAGATTATGGAGTTTTTCAATTCAATCGCGCAGCGTGGGGAAAGCAACCTTGGTGGGATACATCAAAGATGCTCACACGCAACTACAATATCATGATTGCTTATAGCATTTCGCAACATGGTAGAACCTTTTATCCTTGGGATATTGATGGTCGTGGAAATCACAAGGGCGCATACACATCTGCGTCTGTTTACAATAAATACAAGTCGTGGTACAACAAGTATCCGACAACTTGTAAGTAGTAGATGGCGGGATAAGGAAACCAATTAAACTAGGTGGCAACAACCTTATCCCGCCACTGCTATACTAATGTCATTATGATAGATATTATTGAACACATGGAGGAAGTAAACAGAGTAGCCTCCGAATATATAAAAGGGTTTAATGAGACTGAGATCTCTAAAGAACTTGATATACCAAGAGCCAGAGTGTCTTCTCTTCTTAGAGAGTGGAAGACGATGGCCTCTAATTCAGAGGCAGTTAGATCAAGGGCAAGAGAAGCCCTTGCTGGAGCAGATCAACATTACAGTAAGTTGATTAAACAATCATATGAAGTTATTGAAGATGCAAACACTCAAGGTAGCCTTTCAGCAAAGACTGCGGCTATAAAACTTATTCTAGATATTGAATCTAAGAGAATAGATATGCTTCAAAAGGCAGGGCTATTAGAAAACAAGGAACTCTCAGATCAGTTATTGGAAACAGAAAGAAAGCAAGAACTACTAATGAAGATTTTAGTAGAGGTATCTGGTAAGTGTCCAACGTGCAAACTAAAAGTTCTTGATCGCTTGTCAGAAGTGTCTGGTCCAAATGGAGATGCCGTGGTAATCCATGAATCTTGATCTGTCAGAATTTCTTAGTGCCCTTGATGAGTCTCCATTTGAAGAGAGTCCAGTAGACCTTGACACATTCCTTCATGATCCCCAATATTTAGATCAGCCAGAACTATCACAGATCCAAAGAGATCTTGTAGAGGCTATGAGTCAAATATACAAAGAGGACGACCTCATTAGATTTATGGGGTATGAAGAAGGTAAGGCACACTTTAAAAAATATACTAAGGCAGAGGTTCTTCTTCAATTAGGCAAGGGATCTGGTAAAGATCACACATCCACTATTGGTTGTGCATACTTAGTATATAAACTTTTATGCTTAAAAGATCCTGCAAGATACTTTGGTAAACCACCTGGTGATGCTATTGATATTATCAATGTTGCGGTAAACGCTCAACAGGCAAAGAATGTATTCTTTAAAGGATTTAAGAATAAGATTGCTCGCTCTCCTTGGTTTGCAGGCAAGTATGATGCAAAGGCCGATAGCATTGAGTTTGACAGAGCAATAACCGTATACTCTGGTCACTCTGAAAGAGAAGGCCACGAAGGACTCAATCTTATCTTGGCAATCCTTGATGAGATTTCTGGTTTTGCTCAAGACTCTGCATCAGGAAATGAAAATGCAAAGACAGGTGATGCCATCTATAAGGCATTCCGTGCGTCTGTAGACTCACGCTTCCCAGACTTTGGTAAAGTAATCCTTTTGTCATTTCCTCGCTACCCAGGAGACTTTATCTCTAAGCGGTATGATGAAGTTGTTGCTGAAAAAGATGTTCATCAAAGATCTCACACATTCGTTATTAATGAAGAACTGCCACACGATTCACTAGATAATCAGTTTACTGTTGAGTGGACAGAAGATCATATAATATCCTACAAGTATCCCGGCATCTACGCCATTAAGCGTCCAACATGGGATGCAAACCCAACAAGAAAAATTGAAGACTTTAAGATTGCCTTCATGACTGATAACGCAGATGCAATGCAACGTTTTGCATGTATGCCATCATTCTCATCAGATGCATTCTTTAAGGATAAGAGTGTTCTTGAAAGAGCAATGTCTCTGCATAACCCCATAGATCAGTTCAAGCGGGTAGAACCAGTATGGCAGCCTCAAGAGGGTGTTCGATACTATGTTCATGCTGACCTTGCCCAGAAGCACGACAAGTGTGCTGTTGCTATTGCTCATGTGGATAAGTGGGTTCAAGTAAGAACATTCAACGACTATACACAGATTCATCCATTTATTATTGTAGATGCAATTGTTTGGTGGGAGCCAAGAAAAGAAGGTCCAGTCAACCTATCAGAAGTAAAGGATTGGATTGTTGATCTGCGTAGGCAAGGATTTAGCCTAGGTCTTGTTACGTTTGACAGATGGCAATCATTTGACATTCAACAAGAACTACAATCTGTAGGAATTAAAACAGATACTCTTTCTGTAGGAAAGAAACACTATGAAGATCTTGCAATGCTCTATTACGAGAACCGTGTAGTGATGCCTCACATAGACATTCTCTTACAAGAAATGAGCGAGTTAAGAATTGTAAGTGACAAGAAGGTCGATCACCCCAGAAAAGGCTCTAAGGATCTCTCAGATGCCGTTACAGGGGCGGTATACAATGCAATAGCGCACAGCCCTCGTAATGCTAATCAAGAGATTGAAATTCATGACTGGAAATCAATAAATAAAAAACATGTTACAGATGCTAATGAAGACAATAAACGGTGGGAACCAAAGGAAATGCCAGACGACATTGCTGATTTCCTTGACTCATTTAATATGCTGTAGTATAATTTTCATATCAGAAAGGTAACAATATGGTTATATCATTTCTAATTGCTACGTTAATAATATTTTTATTAAACTTATTCATAACTCTGCTTTCTATTTCAAATCAGTACGGAGATGATCAAGAAGGCGTTGAGGTCTTTAGGGTAATAACATTGGGAGCAGTCTTAGTAATGATTACTTGGAATATATTTGCAATAGTTTATAATTAAATTAAGGGCAGGTAGCCAAGTGGTAAAGGCGTCCGTCTTATATACGGAAGATGCGTGGGTTCAACCCCCACC